GAGCCAATAGAAGTTATTTATTTTTTAAATAATGCTACATTAAAACCTACACAAAAAGCATTTTATTGGGGTAAATATACAGGTAATAATATTCCTGCTTTTTCTCTCATTGATTTTGACCACAAAAATTGGGTTAATGATGACAAATTAAAAGACAGATTAATTAATGTAGATGTATTTTTTCAATGTAAAAAAGATAATTTGTTTTATTATGGTCAAGTATTAGAGTTTAATAAAGATAGCACTTGCGTTTTTCAATGGTGGAAAAGTAAACACATAAATAGAGATGATTTAAAATTTAAAGAAAATGGCAGAATGATTTCTTATAAAGATATGTGGGTTAATGAGTTTGAACTTTTAAAAAATTGTGAATTTAAAGCTATTTATCCACGAATAACTACACATACTTTATTTGACGAAGATTATAAAATAGAACAAATCGCTATATAACTTTACTTTGTCAATATTGTTTGACAATTTCCAAAACTTTCAATAAATAACATACAAGTTACATAAGTTGCTCCTTATGTGACGATACATAACTGGCTAGGTGGCATTTGGTTGAGCAAGTGCCACCATTATAACCAGAGAAGGAGTTGTATGTTACATCTTGCAAAAAATAACATTACTCCAGAAGATATTAATAAATCTTCTGTAACTAAATTACCAACTATTATTTGCACAAAACAAGATTGGATTAATATGGATAGAGAGGAAGCTGTCCAAAAAGATTGTGCAGAAAGAAAAAAATTATCAAAACCATTTGGCAACAACAATATTTATGTTTGGTTAGGTATAGGTGTTGCAACAACTAAACACATAACAAATTTTAAGGTTTCATCATTAGCAAAATAATGATGGATTTGGTGGCTGTAATTAAAAAAATATTTTCATTTTTCCTCCCAAGAAATGAAACTACAGCCACCTACACAACTGTAAACTGGGAAGCTGAAGAACATAAAATAAAGGTTAAGAATGCCAACAGGCGATTACATAATAAATAATAAAAAATTACCAAGTGCTACCCAAGTTATAGGAAGATTTAAAAATGCTATGGGTTTAATTATCTGGTCAAATCAACTAGGATTAAAAGGTTTAAATTATTTTGATGAATTAAAAAAAGCAGGAAATACTGGAACATCATTACATGATTTAGCTGAACTTTATATATTAGAAAAAGATTATGAGTTACCAGACGATCCTATTGCCATTCATTGCTTTCAACAATTTGTTGAGTGGTGGGATAGTTTAGATTGTGAAGTTATCTGGACTGAAAAAAAATATACAAGTAAAAAATTAAATGTTGGTGGCTGTCCAGATTTATTAATAAGAAAATTTAATGTTGAAAAAAATAAAGATGAAACAATTTTAGTTGATTTTAAAACTTCTAAAGCTGTTTATTCTGATATGCTTATTCAACTCTCTTGCTATGCAGAACTAATAAAAGAAAATGATGGCATAGAAATAGATAGAGCAGTCATAGTACGATTTCCAAAAGATGATGATGAAACTGAAATAAAGAAATTTTTTAAAGATGATCTTGCTGTTGGTCTTAAGCAATTTAAACTTCTTAGAAAAGCATTTGATTTAGATAAAGACCTTAACAAAATATTAAAAGGGAAAAAATAATGGGCGATGAATTTCCAGAACAAGTCATTGAACAAGTAATTAATCCTATGCCTAAGAGTATAGCCACAGCAATCAATGACATAATGCTTAAATTACAAAAGTCATTAGAACATGATGCTAAAAATGATTATCAAAATTATACTTACACAAGTATTGATGGTTTTTTAAAACAAGTACATCCTGTTTGTGCTGAAGCAGGTTTGGTTATTGTACCACATGAACAATCAATTGAGATTAGTCCATCTGGAAAAAATTTAACAGTTGTTTATCAATATATCTTAGTTCACAAAGACGGAGATACTTGGGATTTTCCAACAACTAAACATATTGTCGTACCATTTGGTAATGGTACAGCAATGGGTACTGCCCAGTCTTATGCACTAAAACAATTTATGCGATCTCTGTTCCAATTAAGCACAGGAGAGCAAGATGATTTAGATGCTTTAGAACAACCAAAAAATAGCCAGAAGAAAAAGAAACTAGGAGATGTATGACCGAAGAAAAAAAATTAGTTGAAGGACTATATCCTAAAGAAGGCAAAGTTGATTTTGTTAAATGTCAGCTATCAATAAAGAAAGATCAATTTACTAATTGGTACAAAAAGAAATTAGAAAACAAAGATGATGAGTGGATTAACATTGATGTTTTAGTTTCTAAACAAGGCAAGTGGTACTGTGTTGAAAATAATTTTAAACCTAAGAGTAATGCAGCAGTAGAAGATAATGATGCAGAGGATATTCCTTTTTAATGTTTGAACAATTTACAAAAGAAGAGGTTGAGACATTAAAAAAAATAGCAGACAATCCTATTTTTAAAAAGTCTCAGCCTTTTCATGTAACAAAATTAACATCACTAGATGAACTAAAAATAAATATTTGTCATTTTTACGACATCACTCAAGAATTATTTTTAAGTAATCGAAAAGATGCAATTTTAGTTCAAGCGAGAAAAGAATTTGTTCATCATGCAGTAAAGATTAAAAGAGTTTCTACTGAAACAATAGCAAAAGCTATGAATAGAGATCATTCAACAGTTTGTTATTATTTAAAAAAAGCATCTCCAGAAACAGATAAGTTACTGCAATCATTTAATGATAGTGGAGAAAATGGCAACTAAACACTTTAAAATTTATGATGATTTCTGGTTGCCAGAATACACTATTGCCCAGACCTATCAATGTGCTGTTTGTAATAGTTGGTATGGAACTGACATACATCATTTATCTTCTCGTGGAATGGGTGGTAGTAAAAATGATGCAAAAAATTACATCGAAAATCTCATTTGCCTTTGCCGAAAATGTCATCAGACCTGCCATAGTAACAAAGAGTTTAATACAAAAGCCAGGATAATTAATTTGCGAAACATTGCCGACAAATTGGAAAGTGAAGTGGATGGATAATAGTTTTAATAAATACGATCCTCATGCAATTGCTGAAACAAAAATGAAAGCAATTGTTAGTTATAGAGAAGCTAAAAGAATATTCAATCAACTTACTAGAATTAAAGATGAAAAAGAAAAAGCAAGATATTTACATTATCGTTTTTTATCTAATGAAAAACATAGTGTTGAAGATGCAAAAGCAAAAGCAAGAATAGATCCAGAAGTAACAGAAGTTAATAGTAAATTAGAACAAGCTGAGAAACTAATGGATGAAATGTTTGCACAACTTGATCGTATTACAACAAAAATAGAACTTATGGCAGATGCCAATGCAACAGCTAGAGCAGAAATGAAATTAGGTGGATTACAACCATGATGGTTAAGTTATCAAAAAAAGAAATGTCAGAAATAAATCAATTTGCAAGTTTACGTTGGCAATTGTCGAGAGCAGCAGGTGTTGTAAATCAACGTAGAGACAACAAAAGAACTGACGATGATGTAGACAAACTTGGCTACAAAGGAGAATTTGTTGTAGCAAAAATATTTAACTTACCATTTAATCCTGGAGTAGCAGGAATAGATGATGGTTATGATTTATGGATAAATGATTTATCTGTTGATGTTAAAACAACATTTTATCCTAGTGGTGTATTGTTATTTAAAAGTATTCAGTCATTTAAAGCTGATGTAAGTGTTCTTGTTACTGCAACTAAAAATGAAGATACTTTTAATGTAGTCGGTTTTATTCCTAAAAAAGAGTTTGAAAAAAAATCTAAAGTTTTCAATGGCAATGGTATGGCTGTTCATCAAGAATATTTATACCCAATTGAAAGACTTTGGAAATATACTAAGCAAAAGGAATTATTAAATGTCTAAAAATATAATTAATATTGTGCAATTAGATCAAGGTGGAACTAATCCTAAGTCTGAATTGTTTGAGCAACCATTGTGGGAGTTGCACTTTGAAGATGAAGATAAACGTATTCTTGGTAAAGCTAAGATGGAAGAATATTTATCTAAAGGTTACAATAATACTGTGTACCAATTTAAACGTTGGACAGCTAACACACCATCTGGAACAGAAGTACGTCTTTGGGCAGTCGTTTTTACGGATAATAGCCATGATCTTTGTGTCGCTAATAAATTCTACCAAATGCTTAAAGTTGGACATCAACGAAAAGATGAAGAGAAATACAAGGAAATAGAAGAGAAGCTACATCTTAAACGATTACCAGAAAATACTGCTTTGTTTCATCCAAAAAGTACAACAACACCAGATGAACGCAAAGAACTAGATAATTATAGAAAAAAAATTTTAAATGAAGCCAGAAACGAAGAAGAAAACCAAGATATCGTGAGAGGAGAATACTAATGTCAGCAGAGAGAAAACCACTAGAGCCAGTATATTATCGTAAAGATTTGGCTAATTTGTTTGGAATATCAACTAGGACTTTACAAACGAGATTGAATGAATTATTTATACAGCATCCCAATATTTCTTGTTTATCTCGTTATATAGGTAAAAAGCAGTTTTTTACCTACAATGACATTGAGGAGATTAAACAATTATGCTTACCCTATTCAAAAGAAAAGAAAGCAAGTTCTGGCAAATTAGAGGTACTGTCAGAGTCGGCAGACAAATAATTACAGTTCATAAAGAGTCTACTGGTACGACAAGTAAATCAGAAGCTACTTGGATTTGTGAGAACAGACAAGAAGAAATAAAAAATTCCATTCTATCTACCCACAATATGACATGGGGAGAATGCTTTGATAAAATGTTGGACAATCCTAAACATTGCCCATCATCTAAAAGAATGTCAATATTTAACAGAGTAAGAAAAATGGTTGGCGATTTTGAGTTAAAAGAATTTAACGATGATTTAATATTCAGAAAAGCCTACGAAATGTATCCAGTTTTAAAACAATGGAAGGGTAAAAAACTAAGAGATCTCAGTTATGCAGAACGACAGTTAGCATCAGCAAAAAATAATACGGCAAATACTGGCTTTGTATTACCTATATCAAAAGTGCTGCACTATGGAGCAAAACAAGGTTGGTGTAATGATCCAACGATTGAGAACTTTGAAGTATTAAATGCAAGAGCAAGACAAAAAGAAATATTTAGTTTAGCTGATGTACGAGCAATAGAAGAAAAATGTACTGACGAGCATATTAAATTTTTATTCTTGTTTTTAATTTATGTTGGTTGCCGGATATCAGAAGCTCTGAACATGAGTTGGATAGAAAAAAATCCATTAAACGATAGACCAATGATTGATTTA